ACACCATTCGAGAATTTCGAATTTGAAATTATTCGGACCGTATTTTCTTATTGCAAATCTTAAATTAGTTCCACTCCCTATGTAACCATCGTTCAGGTTTGTTGTTGAATGCATTCCAACGTAAAATTTATTATTGAGGAGGTTTGTTGTCTTGTATATAAAATGATATTTTTTTGACTTATTTGAGTTCGACATACTAATAAATATGTCAAGAACTCAAAAAAGTCTGCGGTGGAGAAGACGGGAGTCGAACCCGTGTCTTGTTCGCGATAACTATAAGTGACTACACGTTTATTACAACATTGTTTCTCAATGTTCCGAAATATTAGGTTTGATATATGTGAGAAACCTACCTACAAACAACTTGGTCTCAGAATTATTTTAAACGAGCTCTGACCTGTGACCCGTATAATGGACTTCTGTTCCTAGGTTATATGTCCTAACCGACCCGACGTTGTCAAAACTATCAAGCTTTAACAACAGCTTCCTCAGCGATAAGACCGAGAGCAGCCATTTTAGCAAAAGTATTGCCAGTTGTGTTTTAAATCAGTTTTTAAGGAGGTAATTTAGCTCCTACGTGCCACCTATACCTATACACGCCAATCGATGCCATTTCTTCCCCGTAATTTCAAATAACTTTTACAAATATAAGAATAAATATTTTAATTCCAAACCTGTATTTATCAATATGGGAAAATTTGATTCTTTTGTTGCTTTAAAAAATTTTATTCAAGGTAAAATTGATTCTTCAGATTTGAAAAATCTCATACCACAAATTTATAAAGTGGATGTGAATTATGATGATTTGAGTAAAAGTTTGGTAACATATGAGTTTGAAAATGAATCAGATTTATTGAAAATGATTGATATTTCTGATGATGATATTTGGTTTTATAATAGTATCTCAAATCCATATACAGGTTATTACATATACGGTCCTGATAACTCTGAAACCGATTTTGAAGAAGGTTATGGTTTATGGGATGAGTTGGATGGTGATAATTGGGAAAAATTTGAAACTATTTCAAGATTTGTTATGAAACAACCCTTTTCACAAGACATTGATTTTCTTAGTGTCTTCGCTCACACTTTGCAAAGACTTTTCCCAAAAAATGTTCGAGCGATGATAAATGATTATTCACAAGAAAGGGATAATCAAATGAAAGATGCTGCACAAAATGTAATTCAAAGAGATTTGGATGATTATTTTTCGCAACTTGGTATGGAGTATAAAAACGGTTTTTTAAAATTTGAAATAGGTAAAGTATTTGAACAATATGTTTATAGTGGTCAATTGACACTGTCATTCGAAAAAATTTTGAAAAAATATCTAAAATCAGAATATACGCCTGAAGGTGGGTGGAGTGATAGTACTTGGGAATATCAATCGTCAGATGGTTTTGACAGTGAATACTTCAATAGGGAGGTCGAAAAAGAATTAGATTCCATAATTGAAAAAATTATGGAAAATGAAGAGGAGTCAAAAAACTTTATTTCCATGGTTGAAAGAATTGAAAGTAAATTCAAACAAGGTGTACTGTATGATTTGCCAAAGGATAGGTCTAATAAAGTTAAATTCTCCATCCAAGCCTACGATTATCCAAAACAGGAAGTTATTGTTAAATTGAGAAAAGATTTGAAGGAAAAGACATTTTCCATGAAAGAACAGAATTTTTATAATTTATTATATCAACCTGAATTATTTAAAATTGGAGAATTGCACGATTTGTAGTACATTTGTGTAATGCAAAACGATTTATTATTCCTGAAAGAAGTATTATCAGTTCCTACTGTAACTTATCAAGAAGAATTTATGATAAGATTCATACTCGATTGGCTAGAAGAAAATAAAATTGAAAATTATGTTGATGAGCGTGGTAACATTTATGCGACCAAAAAAATTTCCGAAGTGGATAATGATTTTTATTATCCTTGTGTTGTATCTCATACTGATACTGTTCACTCCATTAGACATTTGATAATTCGAGAAGAGCAGTTACCAAATGCTCAAGGAGAGTTAAAACTATCCTTAAAGGCTTACGACGTAAACGGTTCTCCTACAGGTATCGGTGGAGATGATAAAGCCGGAGTTTTTGCATGTCTGAAATTATTATCAGAGTTACCCTATTTGAAAGCTGCTTTCTTCGTGTCAGAAGAAACTGGCTGTCACGGGTCAAGAAATTGTGATATTAAATTTTTCGACAACGTAGGATATGCAATTCAATTTGACGCACCCGAGAATTGGATGGTTACTGAAACATGTTCTGGTCAAGTTATGTTTGACCGAAACTCAGAATTTTTCAAAAGTTGTGATGAAGTGTTGACAGAGAACATGCATAAGGATTACATAGATTATATGGTTCACCCCTATACTGATGTTTATGCATTGAGAAGTAAATTTGATTTTTCTTGTATAAATTTTTCGATTGGATATTACGACTATCATTCACCTGATGAATATGTCGTTGTTGAAGATGTTTTCAACGGAATAAAGATGGGAAAACTTATGATTGAGAAATTGGGATATAAATTACACTTCAAAAAAGCGAAAGACCACGGAAAATTCTATTTATAAAAATTTTTCTAATTTTTCTATAAAGGGTTTCACCATAGGGTGGTCTTGTATATCTGAATATTCCATACCCTTTGATTTCATATGTTTTATGGTGTCAATAATTCTTTGTAAACTTGAACCCACAAATTTTGATGCTTGAGGATATTGTTGTATAAATTCCGACAATTTGAATATTTTTTTTGATTCTTCAATTGGCATTTTCAAACTGAAAACTAATCTTCCTAACATATTTTTCGCATATTGGTCCGCATCTAACTCCATCTCCCAATATTGTTGATAAATTTTCTCGAAATCTTCCAAATCGTAATCTGTTAGAGGATTGGGCATTTTTATTTCTGAAATTTGTTGTTCGTGTCTTATTTCATGAAATAAAGTATAAAGAAAATCCCCCAAGGTAGCCATTTGACTTGGAGCACAAATTATAACTTGGTCTCTTGTTCTCACTCCTGCATATGATGGACAAGCATTTAAAAACTTCACATTGTAATTTGATTTTTCTATAAAATTTTTAACAAAACTTCTAATCATCGGTATCCTGTCTAAATAATTTTTTGGAAAAATAGATTTAAAATTTTCCAAAACTTTGTCAAGATTCGAAGTGGGGTTTTCTGAATCAGACTCTCTTAAAATTTTTCTTATCAATTCACGCATTTCATATAAATACAAAAAAAGGGACTTATCGTCCCTTTTTTGTTATTTTTATTTCTTCTTTCTCAACTTTCAAATGATAGGTTTTCCCTTCGATGAATTTTCCTGTGAGAACTTCCTCAGAAATTAAATCTTCAACTTTGTCTTGAATTGCTCTTTTCAAGGGTCTTGCTCCATACAATTCGTCATATCCTATTTTTGAAAGGTATTCAATAAGACTATCATCGTATGTGACAGTATATTTTAATTCAGAAAGCCTGTTAGAAAGTTTTTTCAATTCAATCTCCGTGATTTTTTTAATATCGTCTTTTGATAAAGAATTGAAAACAATCGTATCATCAATCCTATTCAAGAACTCAGGAGAAAAGAAATTTTTCATTTCTTTCATGAGAACCTGTTTTCTGGCTTCCTCATTTGAATAGGAATTAGAGAAACCAATCCCTGTACCGAAATCTTGTAATTTTTTGACTCCTAAGTTTGTTGTCAAAATAATCAAAGTATTTTTAAAATTGATTTTTCTACCGAGAGAATCTGTCACGTGTCCTTCATCAAGAATTTGTAACAAGATTGTGAAAACGTCTTTATGTGCTTTTTCTACCTCGTCGAAAAGGATAACTGAGTAAGGTTTGTTTTTAACCTTTTCAGTTAGTTGTCCCCCTTCATCGTATCCGACATAACCAGGAGGGGCACCTACTAATTTGGATACAGTGTGTTTTTCTTGGTATTCACTCATGTCAACTCTGATAAGAGCTTCTTCTGAACCAAACATCTCTTTCGCAAGTTGTTTTGCCAAGTGTGTTTTACCGACGCCAGTAGAACCGAGAAAAATAAATGAACCGATTGGCCTGTTGGGGTCTTTGATACCCAAGCGGTTTCTTTTAATTGATTTAACCACTTTGATTACGGCCGAATCTTGTCCAATAACCTTACCTGTTAGCTCCTTATCCAAGTTTATCAGAGATTTTGTATCATCAACACTCATTTTGTTTACAGGAATTTTGGTCATATTTGAAACAACATCATAAACCATGTTCAACGTGATTTCTTGTTTTTGTTTCTCCATTTCCTCATCAAATTTCTTTTTCTCCGAATCTAATTTATCCAACAACTTTTTTTCTCTATCTCGTAATTGCGCCGCTTGTTCGTAATTCTGTTTTTTTACAACATCGATTTTTTGTTGTTTGATTTCCGCAGCCTTTTTTTTGAGTTCCTCAATAACCTCGGGAATTTTCACTTCTGTTTGCATACGTGCACCAACCTCATCTAAAATGTCAAATGCTTTGTCAGGAAATTCTCGGTCTGTAATATAACGTTCAGCAAGTTTGACACAAACCTCAATGACCTCATCAGAGTACCTGACCTTGTGATAAGATTCATATTTGGGACGAATGTTCTTCAGAATTTCTATAGTTTCAGCAACAGATGAAGCCTCAACAATAATTTTTTGGAATCGTCTTTCAAGAGCACCATCCTTTTCAATGTTTTTTCTGAACTCATCTAAAGTTGTGGCCCCAATAATTTGAATCTCACCACGTGATAAAGCGGGTTTGAAAATATTGGAACCATCCATAGAACCGGCAGAATTACCCGAACCAACCAAAGTGTGCACCTCGTCAATAAAAACTATAATGTTTGGGTTTGTCTGTAATTCTTCAATAATAACTTTCATCCTCTCTTCAAATTGTCCTCTATATTTTGTTCCCGCCACAACAGAGGTCAGGTCTAAGTTTACAATTCTTTTATCAATAAGATTTTTGGGACATTCACCGCTTACAATTTTCATTGCTAAACCCTCTACAATTGCGGTTTTACCACATCCCGGTTCTCCTAAGATAATTGGATTGTTTTTCTTGCGTCTTGATAGGATTTGTGCAATCCTCAAAATTTCTCGGTCTCTACCAATTACAGGGTCTAATTTACCTTCGGACGCAAGTTTATTTAAATCTCTACTGAAGTTGTCCAAAACAGGAGTAGAACTGTCGGAAGTCTTTTGCTTCCTACTTGTTTTCATGTCGTCATCATCCATTAGTTCATTCATGGTATATAATTTTTACAAAGATGTATCAAAAAATGTACACAAACAAATAATTTGTAATATTGTCATAATAAATTTTTTTTTCATGACAATCTGTCATTTATTTAGTTTCGGCACACAACTTGACTCTAATTATATAAATAATAAACCTCAAAAACAAAAAAAACTATGATTTTATCTAACAACGAATTGAACAGAATTTTCGACGACATTTTCAATGGGACGTCCAAACCTTATTTCAAAACCTCAGTAATTTCAAAAAATCCTGATGAGGAGAATTATGAAATAAATCAAACAAAAGATGGTGCATATCTTTTCTTTGAGCTTCCTGGTTTTAATAAATCGAATCTCAAAGTAGAAATGGAAGACGGAATTCTAATCATTCAAGGAAAAAGAATTTATAAATTGAATGGTGAAGAAAAAACAAAATCTGTATCAAAAGAATTCAAAATTGGAAAGGAATATAATTCATCTGAGATTGAGGCAACAATAGAAGATGGTCTACTAACGGTATTCGTACCTAATTACAAAAAACAAGAAAAAAAGAGAATCAATCTCCTGTGATAAAAAAACCCTCAACTTAGTTGGGGGTTTTTTCACACCAATCTATTATAAGATGAACTCTATCTTCATCACCATCATTCACCACAGAATGTGATAATTTATCATTATTCATTTCCCAAATTTCACCGACTTTCATATTGATGGATTCTTCACCTACATTGAAAATACATTTTTCATTTGTAATTATTGGTATGTGTATCCTTTTAGAAAATTTAAAAGTATTGTTTGCACTGTCAACGTGGGTTGGTATAATACTTTTTTTGTATAGTTTGACTAAAATAG